TTGAACCTACAACGTCTAGTTCCCAAAACTAGCGGACTACCAAATTGTCCTATATCCAGTTGATAGGGTGGAAGAGTACCACCCCATTATTTTACAGAGTATATTCTGTAGTTCCTTCAAAAGTATTATTCAATGCACGAATTTCAGCTAACTTCTCAGTAACAGCTTCCTTAACTTTCGTAGCAAATAATACACACTGAGCCTGTGCATACAGTTCCTTCTTATCAAGAACAGTATTTAATACTGTATCAGGATATTTTGTTACATCTCTTTCAAAATGAAATGCCAAATCTTCATTGATAAGTTTTCTCTCATTTGTTACATCCGTAATCTCCAATTCAACAATAGTAGAATCGTCTTTTGGATCTGTTGTAACTTCTGGAACGCCATTTGTTAATTTGATATTACCTTTGAACTGAATTTTACTATACTCGATATATTTATTATAGTTTGCTAATAATTCCTTTTCCTGCTCGCTAGTTAAATCCGCAGTTCCCAAACTTGTAACTGCAATATCTACACTTGCAATATCATTTTCTACTTTAAACACCTGATCTAATTTCATGAATTTGTACCCTCACTTTCGTTTGTAATTATTTGGTTGTATGCGTCTTTGAAACTGATTACTAAATCTCTTAAAGTCTCTTTATCAATCGTACAATCCAAATTACTCATATCAATATTTGGATTTGATACAGTAAATTCTAACTCACTGCCATTTGGTGCAAATAAAACTTCCACAGATTCATTGAGTAGAAGAGTAATAGAATCAATTTTATTTCCATTATTCGATGTTACTCGTTTTACTTGACCGACTTTTAATCTATCATTTTCAATAGATAATCTACTTGCCATTATATATACACTCCTTTCTTTTATTTTTCGTTTCCTTTTAATCATTAGGTGTTAGGTGGGATTTGAACCCACGATATTCAGAACCACAATCTGACGCTTTAACCTACTAAGCTACTAACACAGCAACTCTATTGGGAATCGAACCCAAATCTTCCGATAGACAGTCGGATGTAATTACCTTTATACCATAGAGCCATAGCTGACTCGGTGGGGCTTGAACCCACAACGCCTCGATTAACAATCGAGTGCTCTACCATTGAGCTACGAGTCAATATTAAAGCATAGTAGGAGAAGTGATGAAGTTCTCTCCATATTAGTCATCAGCTAAAAATGTTTAAAACTACTATGCTACAATAAAATCAGCATTAAGCACTAACTAGCTGATATTGGACTGTACACATCCAGTTATTTAGAATATGGTCGCTTATCAGCAACCTAATTCATGCTTCCAATTATTCTCATTCCTAACCCGTGTGTCTTACACGTCAAAT